TATGTAACTTAGAGGATTTAATTTTCTCAGCTTCTTTTATCATATCATCAGCAAACTCATAACCAGATACTTTAGTAATATGATCTTGACCTTCTAAAAACTCGCCGTATCGATTCGTACCTAACGGAGCATCGATGACTGTAACAATATCTTGATTCTCGCTAATAAAGTCTTCAACTACACTTTGTTCCGTTTGCCATTTAGGATTATTCTGTCTACGTGTTACATATAGCTCAGCAGCATTTCCTGTATAATGCTTTTTAATTACTTCTTCCATAACTTTCTAATTCTCCAGTATTCATCTAATGGTATTCCATCAACAGGTTTATTTTCTATAATATTACTATTAATAGTATTCATTGCCCAGGCATCATTCATTGCTAACATCTCATTGTCAACCATTTTCAGTTGACCGTCTACGCATAATAGATTATCTCTTGTAATGTCATTGTGATTAACTTTTAGTTCACAATCTACTATTGGACGTATCAGTCCTACTCTACTATATATGTGCTCATAATAATCCCATGTCATTTTGTGATAAGGTACTTCTAATAACTCTTCATGAAATTTGTAAACTTGTTTTTTATCTACCTTACCATTAGGAATAATAAATTCTTCAATAATAAATGTATCTTCGACTCCAACTACCTTAGGAAAATACTTACTGATAGGATGCTCATCTATGTAAAGCCTTAAGTCAAACTGATCTTTATTATATGGCTCGTAAGCTTTTACCTTATTACCTTTATAGTCAGCAAAAAAAGATATAGCTCCTGAGTATGTGCTGAATGGATCTTTGTTAAGTCTTGCTTTAGTAGGTTGTTTATTTGTTAACATACTTCATTAGTTCGGCTACGTTCTCTCCACTATTAGGTAGCTTATCCTTCATAAAGAAATGTATGAAATGCCCTTCGTGCATGTATTCATCTGGCACAGCAGAAAATAAAACATTATATTTCCATTCTAATCTATGCACCGGTATATTTTTAGCTTTAAACCAATAGTTCAATGTCATCTGATCTGATTGCCATTTCAAATGTCCGTCACCATCGATAAAAGGCTTGAGCATTGGTTGCTTGAGAAATTCTTCAGGAGACATACCGTTTAATGCTTCTTTCATTTTATCAGTATTATATAACATAACTCCTGAATTAAAGAAATCACCACCAGTTCGTTCTTGCCAATTCCAATCATATTGCATATAATTTTCCCAACACTTAGTTGAGTAATTTTTAATTTGATTTGCATAACGATCAGTGATGGGTAAGTCACATTCGTATATAGAACCTACTGTAAAGCCATCAGGTACTTCGTGAAATATGCTTGGTGCTGTCGGTCTAATATAAATGTCTGCATCAATTACACAACATTGATCATACTCATCAAAGTAATCAAATACATTTTCTTTTTCAAATATAGGCATGTATCCGCCATGCTTTTCCCAAGCATTCGGATTCCTGTTTGTGGTGAACACATCAGGTTTAATTCTTAATGTTGCGTAATTAAGTACTTTATAATCAGCACCGATTCTTTTAGCATATTCTTGTACGCTTTTTGTGCAATGATCATATAGATTATTTCTGTTACCAATGTAGACTTGGTATATTAAACGTTTCATTATATAACTTTCATTAACTCTTCTACGTTTTCACCTTTGTTAGGTAAATGATCTTTTAAAAAGAAATGTATAAAGTTGCATTCTTTAATTTCTGTGTTGACCGAGAATAATCCATTCCATTTCCAGTCTAGATTATTCACAGTCATATTTTCTTTCTTAACCCAATAATTTAAAAGTGTTTGATCAGTAGACCATTTCCATGGACCCATACCATCAACAAACGATTTAAACTCAGGTCTTCGTATGAACTTTTCTGGTGTATCTCCTCGTAAATATTTACTAATAGACTTGTTTATAACCATCATGCCCATGTTATAGAAGTTTGCGCCTAGATTATTCCAATCAAAGAGCGGACTAATTTGTGAATGACTATATTGCATTCTACTATAATTATGGATTTTGTTTTGATACTCATGCGTTATCGGCATGGTACGTTCTATAACTCCAGCAAAATCACAATCAGTGCCACTAGCGCTAAAAAGACATTCGTCACAACCAGGCCGTACAAAAATATCAGCGTCAATAATAGCAATTTGATCGTACGAATCGAGGTAAGCGAAAGCATTTTCTTTTTCAAAGATCGGAAGGTATCCAATTTGTTGCCAACCACCAGTTTTCCCCTTTCTTTCAGTTAAAAAAATATCTGGCTGAATACGTAGAATAGGCTCACGTTGAATTAAATAATGTGCGCCTATTCTATCTGCGTATTCTTTCACACTTTGTGTACAGTGATCATATAAAGCTGATCTCTCGCCAGTGTACACTTGGTAAATCAATGTTTTCATAACAATACTTATCTTTATTTTTTAGGCTTAATATCCATTGACATTTCGCCACCTTTGCTTTTGCCTTTTGTGTAAGCTTGAGCACCAAAGAATGCTGCAACCAAACCAGCAATTGCGACAAAATATGTTGGTGCAATGTCACCAATAATTTGTGCCGCCTTGTCTACGCCTACTAAACTTGTAATGAGGATGAGTACAGGGTAAAGCAACATACCCCATAAAGCAAACCAAGCCATAGCACGGATCTGGTCTTCCTTCGCATCTTCATTCTTAAATCTTTCACGTTCTTGTTCTAATCTCATAAGCTCTTCAGCTTGTTTCATTTCTTCGTCTGTTATGACTCCGTCGCCGTCAACATCAAGTTCATTAAATATGGAATCATTTTGAAGAACCTTTTGTTTCTTCGCCATATACTTCTCCCAGTATTTCTTTTGATAGTTCCATCACGGGTTTATAATTTTTTCGGAACCTATTTTTTTTATGCCCTTCTAGTACGAAGTGCTCGATGTTATTTATAGTACCATTAAGGTCAGGCAAATTAAAGCCACGGCCTTTCTGCACTAGTTCCTCCCATTGGCTTCTCATATTCAGGACTGTAAAGAAATTCATGTGTGTATTTTCCTTTCACTAAACGGATATCTTTTGTTGTTTTCCAGTATAACCAACTCATCATACAATGATCAGTATCAAAGAATATGACCGTATCGATTAGCCATACTAAATTTGATTGACCATCTCTTTTCCTCTCATACTGGCGAGCAGAAAAAGTTTGATTAGATGCACCACCTAAAATTACATTAAATAATACTGAAAGTGCAATTCCAATTCTTTTAAAATATTTACGCAGGAGCGGTACGTACCTCATAACGGTACGCTTCGATTGCTTTGAGTAAATCATCAGTCCAATTATCCCTATGCTCTTTAAATAACAAAGGACGTTCGTTATCAACATCCATTATAGTAACAAGGTTGACTATAGGCATCCCTGTTCTTTCTTCCCACATTATAGCATATGCAGCTTCTTGCATGAAATAGTTTTTGATTTTATCTTTAGTTTTAATTCTCTTAGACGTTTTAAAATCTATTATTGAAGGTACCCCATCGAATCTACCAACGCAGTCAACACGACCAGCGACGCCCAAATGGTCAGAAAATAGCGGACATTCTTGTTCATATATGGTATCTATTCTATGTAAATAAGGTTTTAGGTTCTCCAAAGATGCTAAAATATCTGGAGTCCATTTAGTTGGATCATGTTCATTATCTAGGTACTGTTCGACTATCTCATGAACTTTAGTACCACGCGTTGATGCTCGGTAAGAAACCTTATTGGCTTCTTCTTCACCTACTCGTTCTCTCCAGGCTCTGATTGCATCGCGAGAAAGTAAGCTAAGCACAGTGGTGATACTTGGATATCTACTACCATCCGGGGCTTGATAAACACGACCGGAGTCGGTTGTGTCTGCAACGAGGTCGTCATACCCTAGATCGATCTTTTCGTGTATAAATTGTTTCATCTTTTTCATTCACATCATTCATAATATTATCATACTCTTTTTCAGAAAACTTTATCTTTGGTGTATTACTTAGATAGTTATTCTTGTTCCGACCTTTCTTTTTATTTCGAGGATCGAAGCGAGCATATTTAGCCATGACATTATCCTTTTCTCATGTACATTTCTTTTGCCATTATATAATCACGGACAACTCCGGATCTTACAATATCTTCCCATCCAAATTCAACATGGGTAAAGTCTTTGAGTTGTTCCGCAATCTGTATAAAATTTATTAGTCCGTTTTTTTCATCATCATATTTAAAGTCAGATTGATGATAATCTCCACAAAAAATAATCTTACAGTTTCTACCGATACGTGTTATAACTGAATCCAATTCATGGAAATTCAGGTTTTGCATTTCATCGACAACAACTATTGTATCATTGAATGTTACGCCACGTATGAATGAGGTTGATTCGAAGTTAAGGAGCTTTTGCTGTTCAAGTTTGAACCAAGAATCTTTATCGTTAAAAAGTTCTTGTAAGATACTTTTGTATGGTGAGGTGTATGCTTCCTCCTTTTCGCTTTTAGATCCTGGTAGATAACCGATCTCTCTTGTCGGTACTATAGATCTAACTAGTGTTACATTATCATATACAGTTTCTCGATCTAGCACCTCTTCTAAAGCAAGGTGTAAACCAAGAAATGTTTTGCCGGTTCCTGGTGAACCTGACATAATAATGTTGTCTCCGTCATCCCACGCATTACACACTTCTTCTTGCGCTGGAGTCATCGGCTCTAGTGGAAACAAGTTTTCAAGTTTCACCATAGAGCTCTTAGCACTTCGTCTAGACATTAATGTTGTTACGCCGTCCGCTGTTTTTCTTTACTTCCTTTAACACATCTTTCCAACCATCACCCGCACGTGAGGTATTTGATCTACCGGCATTAGGTGCAATTTTAATTGGCTTAATGACATGTCTTAATCGTCTATCTTTGTTTAAAGTAATTTTAAGCTGCTCGTAAGTCATATTGACTTCCCAAGTCTCTTGAGTCTCTTTATTTTCTAGCGTATAGATCGGCATAATATTTCCCTATAAAAAAATATATATAATTACGCTACGTTGAACCATTCGGGCACATCACGCTTTGTCCATACCATTTTGAACCTATCTTGTTTTGTTTGATAGTATTCTCGGTAAGATCTTATTGTTTGACCTTCATGCATGCATTGTGGTTCATGCGTCATAGCAAGTGGAAATTCAGTAAATGGTACTTGTGGAATTTTCCTAGGAACAGCAACTAGCCAGTACTTTAGTCTCTCTGTACTATGTGATTTACCATAGCGATAAGTATATTCGTCAAGTAAAGCACAAAAGTGATCGTAATGCCAACGATAATTGTATACCGATTCCATAGTCCATACAGTACATGGATGTCCATGATGTACGGCTTTGTATAGTACATCTTCCATCTCTTGTCGCGGATGTACCCAGTAATTAATCATTCTTTTACCAGATTTTGACGGACGTTTTTCGACATAACCATCGATCATACGATGAGCTGTTGATAACATTTGAGCTGACTCTACAATCATTTTTACAACGTGCTTGTCACATTGCATTTGAGCAGCCGTTTTAGGGTTGATGTCTAACACAAAAATATTCATAGTATACTCCTCCGCTTCATAGCGATAATTTATTATACACAGATTTGGCGAAGAAGTACACAGTTAATTTCCTCCTAACCTACTTTTTTCAGTTCAGCAATATGGTAGTCTAAAAAGTCTTTACGTTTACGTACCTTGTTAGCAATGTCATGTTTTCCTTTGTTAACCAGTTTATGTACATAATTTTCTAACTCTCGTGAATCCCTCTTCAATCTTTCGATCTTTGCTGATATCATACTTGTTTATCTCCTAAGTAAAAAAACCACCGAAGCCGGAGCTCAGTGGTCTATTTTAGTTTGTTAGAATGAATCGCCGCATTAGCCTTCGTCTTTCAATAATCCTGGAAAGGCTTCGTCGATTACTGGTCGACTTACACCTTCTGGTTTTTGTTTACTGATCATCGCTATGACCAATTTGGCATCTTCGGGGTGAATGCCTTCTAAAAGCTGGATAAATCTTTTCTCTCGTTCGAAATTTTTAAGGTTGTCTCCTGGACCTCCTTTTACGAACCATTGAAAATCTTTATTTCTTTTAAGAAGGTTGGTCGGTGTACTTTCAGGCGGTGAAGGAGTGTATGGAGGTGCTCCTGCCGGTAAGTTGAAAGTAACGGTCGTGTCAGTTGACCCGCGCAAGATGTCTTTTAAAGCCCATGTTTCGTTATTTTTTAGAACCTTAATTTTGTCAGCCTTTGCTCGTTTCTTACGCACATCTTCTAACACTTCATGAACAAGTTTCATTAAATAAATTCTCCTACACATTCAATCAATAATTTACATCGTTTTTGAACTAGATAAGGAAACACTTTAGGCCTATTGCCCCATGGATCCTGCTGTTCAAAATTATTTATAATACTTTCTTTTACAGATTCAGGACAATTTGTCAGGTCTATCAATTGCTGATTCCTCTGATAATTGCGGTATATTTCATCACCAAGAGCGCGTGGATCATCCAGTAACGCCGCTTTCTTTTTGGCGGATAATATACCTTGTCTTCTGCCGTCTACAAAAACATTATCATCAGATAATACGTTTGGTACGCCATCTCCTGTATCACCCTTGAGAATGTGCTCAGCAAGATAAGTACGAGGATTAGGTTCTACAACAAACTTCTTGAGTAGAGGTGAAAACTGTTTAACATTTTTGTGAACTTGTAATTGTTTGAAGTCACCATCAGCTGAGACAATCATAACAGGTTCGTATTTACCGAATTCTTGTGTCTCGAGTGCGAGCTGTGCAATCACATCATCAGCTTCACAACCATCCTCATGCATAACTTTATAAGGAAAGTTTGCTTGTATCTCTTCACGTACCATATTAATAATACGAAAGACTTCATTCCAATCAATAGTAGACTCATCACGTTTCTTTCTACGCGCTGCCTTGTATTGAGGAAATGCTTCCTTACGCCAATTGTTCATACCGTCTGCAACGATAACCATCTCACCATATTCTTTGTGAAATTTCTGTCGATACATACGAATAGAATTAAGTATCATGTGGCGGATCAGACCTTCGTCTGCCGCCAACCTTTGTACCGCAACATTGCCTATAGCAATTGCGTTATAATCTAAGAGAATCATTTACCATTCCTTGTAGTCTTGTTCCACATTCTCATTATAAGAAAATCCTGCATGATATGCATTTAGTTCAGCTTCACTCATTTGTTCTTCATCGAGTAACTCTGAAGTACCAGTAGCACCGACGTAGAAATGAGGAAACCTGCCCCTGCGGTAATAGCTATCAGCCATGCCACGATCGAACGGACCTCCGTGACGTCTGTCCCGTGAATTAATGTCCACATCATAGAGCTGTCCACCATAATAATATGTTCCTTCTATTGGAGGGTGCACAGTTACAAAACCATCATCTTCGATAATCGGTGTCATTACGCTGCCTCCTCTTTGTTTGCCCACGCTTCCGTGATACGTTTCGTTGAGACCATAGACCACTTTAGATTTCCATCTGTGTCTCGTTCGGTCCAAAGATTTGAATGCTTTGCATCCGCTTCGTAAGGACAATTGAATGTCTCGAGGTATAATCCACCTCGAGCATTTGATGCTTTAACACTCCACACACCCATTATGCAGCCTCCCTTTGCTGTAAAAAATCAACTAGAGTAATTTCATGCTTGAATTCGAAACCCATCATAGCACACTCGTATGCTTGACCGATTTCGTTATGTGACCAAGCATTGTCACTATGTACGATAAAATGATCTCCCATCATAGAAGAACGTAAACCATAAAGCTCACCATCAATTTCATGTAAAGGTGCAAGAACACGAACATTATCGTTCATATCAGGATTGTCATAGAACTTTTTGCTCCATGAACCCATAAGGTTTTGTGTCCATCTGTAAGCATATTCACATGCTGCTGACTCAGACGTAATTTCTGCAGGAATTGTAACTTCTGCAACTTGAACCGCAACTGATTCTGTGTCAGCAGGGTGGGGCATATGAATTACTGTAACTTTCATGTTTATCTCCTTCATGATATAATTATATACTACACTAATTCATATCGAATGTACACAGTTAATTTGCGGTTTTGCGCATTTTTTTTATAGTGTTACATTTTTGTCACACGTTCTGCCCAAGCTTTTTCAAAACCTTCTCGACAATAAACTAATCGTTCATGGTTTCCCCATAGTCTTTTGAGGTATGAATCTTTTATTTGTCTTACTGTTTCGTCAGAATAACGTGAATGTATTAAAAATCCTTTTACTGCGTAATGTAACTCATTCGCAAACTTTCTTTCTTCTTCGTCCATCGATATCTCC